TGCCCAGCCTGATCGCGCCGTTCCTGCAACAGGTCACCCAGCTCACAGCCCAGTTCCTGCCGCTCTTCAACCAACTGTTGATCAAACTTCAGCCTTCCTTGATCCAGTTGTCTCAGGCCATCGTGCAGGTAGCCGTGGCTCTGATCCCCGTGATCAACGAGGTGGTCCGTGTTTCGGCCGACATCGCCGGCAAACTTATGCCGCTCATCGGTCCGCTCATCGGCCTGCTCGCCCAGTTGGCCGCAGGGTTCATCAGCAACGTGGCCCGCGTCCTGAGCGGGGTCGTGGTGCCCGCGTTGCAGGCCGTGGCAGCTCTGCTGCGCGGTGACTTCACCGGCGCGTTCAACGCCATGAAGACGGCCGTGGGCAACGCCCTGGGCTTTGTGAAAGATCAGTTCCTGGCGTTGCCCCGGATCATCCTCGGTGCGATTTCCGGGTTCGGGTCTCTGCTGGTGTCCGCCGGTGGTGACCTCATCCAAGGAATGATCAACGGCATCCGGGCCCGTGCCGGCCAGTTGGCCGCGTCCGCCCGGGAAGTGGTGAGCGGCGCCATCGCCGCAGCGAAGAACGCGCTCGGCATCAACTCGCCGTCAAAGGTGTTCTACGTCATCGGCACCCAGACGGGACAGGGTGCGGTCAACGGTCTGTTGGCGATGACCGGAAAGGTCGGCGACGCGGCGACCAGGATGGCCGCAGCCATGATGGATCCGTTCGACAACCTCACGGTGGGTGGGCCGTCCGTCCAAGGCATGAGCACCCAGCAGGCTTTGTCGGCCATCACGCAGCCTTTCGGCGGTGCTTCGGACGCGGGGCTCACCACGACCCGTACGCAGCGTCAGGCGTCCACCCAGGCGGCCGTCGCCGGTGGCGCCACGATTCAGAACACCTTCAACATCACCGAGGTGGGCGACGCCACGGTCACCGCCACGCGTGTGGTCAACAGGATGGTGACCGCAGCCGGCGTGTTCCTCTGACACCGAAAGGCCCGGGACCGTGGTCCCGGGCCTTTCCCCCTACCTCAGTGTCACATGCGGTGGTAACGACCGTGGACCTTGCCTGTGGTGTCGGTCAGGGCCAGGTACCAGTTGCCTTCGACGCGATCCTTGATGTCGACGTGGAACCCGTAGTGCGTCGCGTTCTTCAGGACTTCAATCACGGTGTGGAAGTCCACCTCGTACGAGGGTGCGTCGCCGCTCAGGGCACGCGGCCCGACCACGGCGTGGTACCGGCCGCCGAGGGCATCCACCAGGGTGATGAGCTCATCGATACTCGCGCCCTGGTGGGCCGTTTCGATGGTGGTTTCGGCGTGATGCGCTGCGATGCGCTCGGCCCGTTCGGCCGCTTCCTCGGCCATGACCTCGTCGACCAGGGCCGACCACCGCTGGGCGATCTCGGTGAAGTAGGCCATCAGGGATCCCTCGGTGCCGTCCAGTTCGCCCTTGGCGATGGCGTTGGATCCGGCGAGAACCGAGTACCTACCGTCCTGGTAGACGACCCCGAAGATCTGTCCGTACTGAAGCACCAGCGGTTCCGTGTCACTGCCCGGCTTGTTGGGGCGGTAGGTGCCGGCGTTCGGGTTGCTCGTCATGGTCTCTTCCTCTTCCGTCGCGGTTGTCGTGGGGCACTCGATGTAGTGGTTGTCCTCACCACTACGCAGACGTTCGATCGCAGGGCAGGTGCACTCGGGGCCGGCGTCTACACAGTCCTGAGCGTCGTCGGTTTCGACGTGGCTGACGAAGTTCGTGGGGTAGGTGGTGATCGCGTGGTGTCGGTCGTCGAGTACAGCCACGTATCCGGGCGCCGTGTGGATGTGAGCAACGGTGCCTGTGATCGGCTGCCGGCCGGGGCGCTGGACGACGACCGCCTGACCCTGGGCGTATCCTTCCGGCGCCTGAATCCGAGTCTCGGTGACCTGCTCGACCTCGGTACGGGCGACAACCTCGTCGAACTTCAGGTCACAGGACTTGCAGAGCTTGTGGCCGGCCTGGGCTTCGGTGTAGTCGATGCCGGCGTCATAGGTGAAGCGACGGATGGACGAGCGGCAGAGCGCGACCCCACCGTCGAAGCAGTGGACGGTGGTTCCGATGTTGCTGTACTTCCAGATCTTGTCGTTCAGGGTCATGACCTTGGCCGGCTGGACCTGCTCGGCAGGCTCGACCTCGGTGATCTGCTCGGCCGCTTCGATGGCCGCTTCGAACCGGATCACGCATCGGAAGCAGAGGTTGTAGTTGACCTGAGCCTCGCTGTAGTCGATGCCGGCGTCGGAAGCGAAGCGTCGGATGTTCGAGTTGCAGAGCGCGACACCCCCGTCGAAGCAGTGCATCTTCATGCCGGTGTTGCTGAACTTCCAGATCTTGGCTTCGATGTCGATGACGGTCACTGTGTGCCTTCCTTCGCTGCGGTTGCTTACAAGGAAGACACTACATGCTCGGTGGTTGCAGCGCAACCCCTACACAGCAACGAGTGCCGGCTAAGAGGTTACCCAGTGGTAACTGTAGTTTGGGCAGTTATCGTTTCTGAAACGTAGCAGGTCAGCGAGTTACCCGAGTTAATCTCAGAAGAACGAACCCATACAGGAAACACGTTACATAACTGCGCGTGGCGGCTGTGTAACTCTAAGTAGTATTCATTATATGTAGTCCCTCGTGCTTCTGAGATTAACTCGGGTAACTCGTTGACCTGCGATGTAGCCGAAGCGATAACTGCCCAAAACTACAGTTACCTCTGGGTAACCAGGACAAAAGGGATCGGCAGGCTTCGACCGGTAGCATGGACCCCACCGGAACGGCGACAGATGGGGCGACGATGCAAAACCTCTTGACCCTCGGTGTGCTGGGCCTTGCGGCCTATCGCGCCACACAACTGGTGGTGTGGGACACCATCGGTGACGGGCTGCGCGCCCGCATCGAGATGTGGCACGCCCGGAAGATCGAGAGTGGAATCCGCAGCTTTATCCGGGCACTCATCAGTTGTACCTACTGCGCCGGCTGGTGGCTGTCCCTGGTCACCCTCGCCACCTACCTCACAGCCGCAGGTCAATGGGGCGCCGCGTCCGTCTGGATCCACGCTGTCGAGTTCTGGGCCGTGGCCGGCGTGCAAGCCTTGCTCAACCGTTGGGACGACAGTCGCCCCGGCCACGATCCGGCAGGTGCCTGATGGGTGCCATCGCAAGCATCGTCGCTTCCGCCACCCGGATGCTGACCAGCAAGAACGGCAAGGGTAACGTCACCGGCAACAACGGCAACGCGTCCCTGGCCTGGGACATGTACGAGTGTGTTCCCGAGGTCGGTGCCTACGCCGAGTGGTGCAGCAGCGCCATGTCCGGGGCGCGACTGTACGCGGGCAAGATGGGTCCCGACGGCGAGATCCTTCCCGGCGGTGACAACGAACGCGCAAGTCAGTTGGTGGCCAGCATCGCGGGCGGTCCCGCAGGGCAGAGCACATTCCTCGGTGAGTCGGGAACGCAACTCGCCGTGGCCGGCGATCAGTGGGTCGTGATCATTCCCGATCCCGAGTCCGACGACATGGCGTCCGACCGTTGGGTGGTCCTGTCGACCGAAGAGGTAACGGTCTCGCGTGGCAAGATCAAGGCCACGGTCGACGGCGAAGAGATCGAGATTCCCGAATACGATCCGAACAACCCGGTCGCCCTCTCGGATCCCGCCTACTTCCGGATCTGGAAACCCTCACCCCGCCGGCACACCCAGGCCACCAGTCCCGTCATCCGGTCCCTGGTCATCCTCGAAGAGCTGCGACTGTTGAACGCGGCCGTGGCGGCCATCGCCCGGTCCCGTATCACCGGGCGTGGCATTCTGCTCATCCCGGCCGGCACTCGGTTCCCGGTCCAGCCCGGACAGGATCAGGCGGAAGACAGCCTGCTCGACACGTTCATCGAGGTGGCGTCCACCGCCATCCGCGAACCCGAGTCGGCAGCGGCCACAGTGCCGATCGTTCTTGAACTTCCTGGCGATCTCATCGGTGACGTCAAGTGGCTGCAGTTCACTTCCGAGTTCGACTCGATGGCGCTTCAACTTCGGGACGAAGCCATCCGACGGTTCGCCGCCGGGGCGGACGTGCCCGCCGAAGTGCTGCTCGGTCTGGGCGATGTGTCGCACTGGGGTGCCTGGGCGATCACGGCCGAAGCGCTGCGCATGGGCGCAGAACCTAAGCTGGGGCTGGTCTGCGAAGGCCTCACCGAAGAGTGGCTCAGGCCCATCCTCGAAGCCGAAGGCGTGGCCGACGCGAACGAGTGGATGGTCTGGTACGACACCAGCGGTCTGCGGTCGTCCAGCAACAAGGGTGCGAGCGCGCTGGAAGCGTACAAGCTGGGACTCATCAGCGGTGACGCGGCTCGTCGCGAACTCGGGTTCACCGAAGCCGACGCGCCTGACGCCGACGACACAGAGGGACCGACGCCGGCCACCGACG